CTAGGAGCCGCGGGGCGTCTCGTCCGGTGCAGGGCCCTCCCCGGACGCGAAGCGCTTCAGCAGCTCCCCCACCTTCGGCATGTCCTCCGCGGAAAGCCCCGGGACGTGCGCGACGACGACCGTGGCCTCTGAAGTCGAAGCGTTGAGCGGGTCGTCCGCGACCAGGCCGACGTATTCCTCGGCGACAGCGATCTGCACCTTCCGCAGCGGGAGGCCCAGGCCCGCGGCAAAGGCGCGTACGACCTTCCGCTCAATCCTGATCGGCTGCCCCTGGGCCACCTTCCACACCGTCGACGGCGAGAGGGCATGCCCGGTTTCGGGGTCTACCGCGCCCTCGGCCCACTTCCGGAAGGTCATCCCCTTGGGCCTGAGCGCCTCGCGCACAAGATCGGCAAAGGGAGTTCCGGCGCCTTCCTCCGGCTCCTTCACGTTCCCTCTCCTGTTCTCGTAGAGAAACACAAACGCTGCCATCTAAGCAGTCATCACCCCGACTGAACACCCCTCCAAGCTCGTTGACGTGCGCATCCCGGACACTTACGGTTGACCGCATTCGAGAACAGAAACAGACGTATTGCCTGCACCGCGGCTGTCTACGCCTGTAGCTGTTCGAGTTCTCGCACACATGGAAGGGGGAGCCATGGCCGACCGGGTGCCGCAGATCACGCCGCCCGACGCCGACGAATGGCCAGAGCCGACGCCCGAGCAGCTCGACCTCGTCCGCCGAGCCCTCGCCCCCGCACATTCACCGCGCCCGCGCCGAGCAGGCCAAGCGGCCGAAGGCAGCATGAGGAGAGATCAGCACGTGAGCGACGTTGAGTTCATCGGACCGCCGCCCCAGCACAAGAACACCAAGCACGCACGCATCGCTGCCGAGCTGCGGCAAAAGCCCCACGTGTGGGGCGTGGTGCGCAAGCCGGCATCGATCAGCCGCGCATCTTCCGCGGCGCAAGCCATCAAGACCGGCCGCCTGGCCGCGTACGAGCCGGCGGGGTCGTTCGAGGCCGTCGCCTGCACGGTCGGCGAGGGCAAGAACAAAGAGCACCTCGTCTACGCCCGGTACGTCGGGGGACATGAGGTAACCGCCGGCGGGCCAAAGGCAGTCGCCGCCGACGCCGCGCAGTGAGCTACGGGCCCACCGTTCCTCTGCTGTGCGGGCATTGGGATGACACCGCCAGCCGCCGATGCAACGCCATCGGCGTACGTCGCTACCTAACCGGCTATCGCTGCCCCCTGCATACCCCCGCTGCTCTCGCCGGACATCCCGAGACGCCCGGGGCACCAACACCAGTGAGGAGACGGGTCGTTGAGCCGCGCCGCGACGGATTGGGTGTGGGACCACGCCACCGCCCGAGGCACCGCTCGCACGGTGCTGCTCGCCATAGCTGACAAGGCGAACACGGACGCCGTCGCCTACGCCGGTACCGCGATGCTCGTGCAGCGCACCCGTGCGGCCCGCTCGACCGTGCGCGACGCTGTCGACGCGCTGCTCGACTCGGGCGAGCTCGCCGTCGTCCAGGGTGTCACGGGGCCCCGCGGAGAAACGGTTTACCACCTACCGCTCGTCGCAGACCACACGCGCACAGACGGGGCCGAAAAACGGTCCGGGCCGGATTCTGGCCCGGACCGAGGACCGGCCCCCTGGGGGCCGGAATCCGGTACGGAAGAGGGCTGGAATCCAGCCCGAGGGGGAGCGGGAACCGGCCCCCAGAACAAGAAGAACAGGAAGGAACGAGAAGCACAGCAGCAGCCGCGCGCGAACGCTCCTGCCTGCTCCCTGCTGATTTCCGAACTGCACCCCCTCGGCGCCGCCCTCGCCTCCGCTGGCGTCGCCGTCCGCTGGTCCCTCGGACTCGGCGAGCAGCGCGACGTCTGGCGTCTTGTCCAGCAGCACGGCGTCGAGGCCCTCGTCGAGCTCGCCGCCCGGCGCACCCAACCCGGTACCGAGCCGAAACCGGCCCGCTACTGGATGCGCGTGTGGGGCGACCTCAACCGCGCACCGTCCGCCCACCCCGGCTCCAACGTCGTGGCGCTGCGCTCCCCGGGCCCCGCCGCCTACACCGACAACCTCGCCGCCGGCCTCGCCCTGCTGAAAGCCCAGAAGGAGGGCACCTCATGATCGACGAACACATCGCCGCCCTACTCGCCTACGCCGGCCGCCTCGACTCCCGCGTGCGCCGCGCCCTCGCCGACCCGCAGCAGTCTGCCCGCACCATCGCCGATTGGACGACCGTCCTCGCCGACGTGCCCGCGACCCTGACGGACACCGGTTGGGACGCCTCGCAGGCTGTGCGCCGCTACTACGAGCAGCGCGGCGGCGACCGCTCGGCGCAGTTCCGCGCGGTCGAGCCACACGACGTGCTCGCCGCATGGGCGCCCCACCGCGCCGAGCTCATGAACCGGCACACCGACCCCGTACCGGCCGCCGACCCCGACGACCCGGAAGCGTGGCGCGAGGAACTGCTCGGCACCCGGGCCGCGGTCGCCCACGGGCACACCCCGCCCGCGCAGTACCGCGCGGTGATCGATCCCGCAGGGCAGAAACGTCTCGCCGTCCTCATGGCCCAAGGCGACCACGGCCCCCGCCGCTACCTGCCCGAGCACGTCGCCGCCGAGCTCGCGCCGTTCCGCCCCGCCCAGGCCCGGCGTGAGGCACTCGTCGCAGAGGGACTGCCCGACCCACTCGGCGCCAAGTGCCCGCACTGCCGCGCCGAGACCGGCAAACGCTGCCGCAGCGGCTACCGCCGACACCGCGAGATCAGCGGCGTGCACCCCTCTCGCATCGAGGTCGTCGTCGCCCAACTCGGCGACCAGGACGACCAGGACGACGCCGAGCAGGTCCGCCTCGCCCGCCTTATGTGCCAGCCCCCCACCCCGCGCGAACGCCGCGCCCGCCACACCTCCGGAGGCACCCACCGATGACCCCGGCCGCAGCGCGCGCCACGATCGCCGCCCACCTCACCGACGAACTCGACGTGCCACCACACCTCGCCACGCTCACCGCCGCATCCCTCGCCGACCGCCTCGCCATCGAGGGATGGGAGATCACCAGCACCACGCAGCCACGACCGGTCGCGCCTCGCGCGCGGGAGACCTCGCGCGCTCGGCGCCTCGCCGCCCACCTGACCCGCCGTGCCCGCGCGGACCGCTCAGGACTCCGACGACCGCACGCGTCCGGCACCCGCGGCGCGTGCCCGCCGCACTGCGCCACCTGCACCGCACTGAACGAGGGGGACGCACGATGAACACCCACGCCCGTACCGATTCCCGCCGCGGACGCCGCGAGCAGCGCGACAGCCAGCGGGAGGCCCGACGTGCCCGCTTGCACGTCCTGCTCACCCGGGCCGATCGGGGCGTGCTCACCGCGGAGGAAGCCGCTCGACTGCGCGCAGACGTCGAGGCCGAGGTCGCCGAGTGCGACACCTACCGCCGTAGTGCCGGCGGACAGCAGGCAGCAGCCATGCGCTTGCTGCGCCGGGTCGAGGCCGCCGAGCAGTGCATCGCCGAGACCGAGGTCGAGCGCGACGAGTACGCCGCCAAGGCCGAGGACCTGCGCGGCCACACGGCTATGGCGGGGCGCCGATGAGCTACGCCACCGCCGTACACGAGACCGTCGCCGCCCTGCGCACCATCCGTGAGCAGTGGGGCGAGTTGCTGCTGGCCATCGAGACCCCGCCCGCGGACGTGTGGCCGCCGCGGCAGCTCGCGCACACCCTGCGCACCGCAGGTGACGAGCAGCTCGATGTCGTCGACCGTGACCCGCTCGTGCTGCGCGAGCACCCCGCCCCGCTGAACGTGGATGCGCTCGACACCGGCCTCGCTATTGAACGCGCCGTGTTCGCCCTCGCCGACACCCTCGCCGCCGGCGTCCAGCACGCCGAGCACGGCGACCCGCGCCGGTGGGAGTTCCAGAACCCGGGCGCAGCAGGCGCGCGGAGCGCGGCAGGGTCGCGGGCACACGGGGTGCACTTCGCGTGCGTGTGGGTCGAGGGCCGTGTGCGTGACGAGGACACCGGACCCGAGCGGCAGCTCGACGGCGCCCTCGGCGCGCCGCCGTTCGCTCCCCTGCCGCCGCATCTGCTGCACGAGGCGCGGCGTACGGCACGGGTCGCGGAGGGTCGACTGCTGCGGACGCTCGGCCTCGACCCACGCAGCACGCCCCTACCGGGTCGAGCATGTCCGTGGTGCGCCGGCGAGCTCGAACTGCACACCGGCCCCCAGCAACCTCCGACTGTGACCTGTTCGACCGGGCCCGATTGCACCGCGACAGTGGGCCTCGACGAGCACGGTCGGCGCAACTGGCCCTGGCCTGACCTGCTGCGCCTCCTCGCCGCTCTCGACACGGGGTATCACCAGGGAACCAACATCTGAGCAACTTGAGTGGCTGAGCGGTAGATGCCCACGAGCTAGTGACGGACTTCTATCGCTGTCCGCTCTGGCCTCGCTATTTCCGGCGGATCTGATATGCGTAACCGCGACCTGCCGTTCCAGGCTTGTGCTCAATTTCCTTCGCCTTAATTAGGCTTTCGAAGATTTTTTTCATTTTGCTCTCACTATCAACACCCGTCATTTTACGAGCCTGCTCGTTGCGAATGGAGTCATTCGACTTTAGGAAGTCGACCACCTGCTGAGCGGGCGACGCGAGGCTCTCGTGCCGAACCACCACTAGGACAGCGTTGTCCGTCTCGCTGATTTCGGGTGATTTAAGATTCAGCTTCTTCATGGACTCGAACGCAGTATTGAGCCCTTCGCCGACATCTTTATTCGGGGGGTTCGGAAATCGGTTCAGGTGGCGGACCAAGTAGGGGTTCCGACTGAGCCGCTCGTCCAGAATGTTATCTACGGTGATATGCCCAGGGAGGCGCCCCGGGCTTTGAATTTCGATCCTATTCTCGAAGATCCGAACGTGCACGTCGTCCGTGATGGAGTAATCACGGTGCAGGACAGCATTAGTGATGATCTCGTGGAGAGCTTCATGCGGATACCGCACGCTGCGCAGGCCGTCTTCATCGAGGAAGGCGGCAGCAGCTACGATATCAACGGTTCGATCAACAGCGTCGTAGATCTGCTTGTACAGAGGACCTTCGATCGTGGCCGGATCTTCAACGAGGCGATCGCGAGATTGCTCCTCGCTACTGTACCGATAGATCTTGATCCCACACCGCTTAGGAAGGCATGCCTGCGGCTCGTCCGCGAACAGCAACGCAGCTGCCACAATAGGCTTCCCGGCCACGGTGAGGTGCTGCTTGTGGAGGTACGTTTCCGGCTCTCCGACCGGGACGGCCGTAAGGAGGTACTCGATGATCGCCTCAGAGTTGGTGACGACCCTCAGGTCGATCGGCAGCGTCTCGGTCTCGAAGGACTCGATTCCCTTCTGGCGGCGGAGGGCAAGCACTTGCTCATCCGACACAACCGGAACGTTCTGCGCACCAAGACGCTTGTAGATCTTCCCGTCCGGGGCCCTCCTGATGACGCGAGACTTACGGGAATTAACATGCAGGACGAATCCACTCTCGCCTTCGACACTGAGGAACTCCCCATCGATGTCTGTACCGAATGGAGAGACCTCCTCCAGTACGTGCACAAGCTGATTTGCGTCTTCAGGATCCGGGAATCCGTCCCACGTGAAGCTTCCACCGGCAGACGACTCAGAAACCCCGATGTACAAGTCGCCACCGTCTGCGTTACAGAACGCAGAGACCGCCTTCGCAACCTTGGCTGGAGCAATCCTCCGATCCTTGAAATCAAGGAAATGCCCCTCGTGCTGGCTGAGTAGACGCTGCTTCTCGTCCAGCGAGATGTTTACCGCGTCGAACACCGATCCCCCTCTTTGGCAAATTCCCCTGAATTGCCGATTCGTTACCCTGGTGGCCCACTCAACCAGAGGAGCTTACGTAGTTGTCTCCATCCGGCCAGATCACAGAAATTTGCACATCGCCGCACAAGTTAATCAAATCCTGCCTTGGCCTTGACGGAACAAGCAGTTCAAGCGATGGGCGGGGATTAATATGTCGGCGATAGTCGAAGAGTTGTCCGATCGCTGTCCGCACAGCCTCTCTCGTCACCGACCCTTTAGCCTCAATCAAGACATTTTCGGTCGCATCAAAGATGTCCGTATACAGTGGCTTGAGCTCGCCCGGGGGAGTAATCCGCTGCCGCACAATCTTGTGGCCCAGCAACCGAAGATGTTCTGCATAGGCGAGGGCTAGCGCCGCTTCTCGACGCTCGGCCTCATACGGCTCTCGTGCCGGGTCTACGAGAGATCGCTCTGTGTGCTGCTGTTCAACATCCACTTCGTCCACTCGCAGTTCAGGCGGCGGCGTGTATGGCAACTGCACCCCTTCCCGGGGTGCGGCATCGATGGGCCGCAAGCGGAACATGATCACGCTTCGAACCGGCCCATCGCCCGTTTCTGGAGCGTCAGTTAGGTACCACGGACGCTCGGCAGGCAGGGTGAACTGTCCCAGGTACTGACACACGCCAGACGAGACTCCGCGGAAGAGGCGCAGAGCACGGCCGTCCCGCTCGTGATTGAAGATCGCAAGGTTCCCTTGCGTCATCTTCTGGTCGCCCACCTGCCCCTCACCTGCGTAGTGGTAGCAACCGTCATCTCCCCATCCGTCGAAGTAGCCATGCCTGTGCCCCTTGGCCGGATCAGTGAACAGCAGGACGTTCGGCGTGACACGCGACGGTCCGATCCCCCCTTGTCTGCGCCCGCCGTACTCCTCATGGATCGCCACCCGTTTGAGCTGCTCTCCGACCTCGATGTTCCAATCCGTCACGCGCAAGCCTCCGAAAATTTTAGGGCAGATTCCGACCCTAAATATGGAGGCTACCGCCCATCGCGGCGCGGGGTCCACCACTTTGCGCGCCGAAACCCTGAGCCAAGGGGGTTTGCCCCAGCGGTACGCCTGCCCCCGGGTCAGCGAACCGCCCCGCCAGCACGAGAGGCGCGACCCCACGGTTGCGCCGTTATTGTTTCGTGACCTAATGTTGGGGGCGCCTCCGGCGTGCCCGGAATCAGGCCCCTCCTCTCGCCCCGCCGCGCTCCCCCCTCCTGCGGCGGGGCCTTTGCATGTCCGCCCGCGGGAGGTGATCTCGTGGCCGAGCCGATCACCGACCGCGACCGCACCCGGGTCCGGGAACTGCACAGTCAAGGCAAGACCCGTAACGCCATCGCCCGCGCCATCGGCCGCAGCCCGTCGAGCGTCTCGAAGATCGCAGCCGACCTCGGCCTCGCCTTCGCCGGTGGCGCCCGCGTCGCCGCTGCGACCGAGGCACACCGGGCCGATGCCGCCGCACGGCGCGAGCAGCTCGCCGACGACGCCCTCGACGGCGCCCTCGGCCAGGTCGAGCGCACTACGGCCGCGGACAGCGCACGCGATGCCCGCGACCACGCCACCGCTGCCCGCGCTCTGACCGAAGTACACGCTCGCGTCGCCGAACTCGCCCGCCAGAGCGGGACCGGCAGCAAGGGCACCGCGATGCTCGACCGCCTCGCCGACGCCCTGATCGGTCCGGCCGGAGGTGACCGCGAGGGGGAGTGATGTCCGCCCCTCTCCCCCTGTCCGACAAACAGCTCGACTCCATCCGCCAGGCCCGCGCGCGCATCAACATCTGGCACGGCTCGGTTCGCTCCGGCAAGACCATCGCGAGCCTGTTGTGCTTCGTGCTGCTCATCCGCCGCGCGCCCGCAACGGGCCTGATCGTCATCTGCGGGCGCAGCCTGCAAACGATCGAGCGGAACATCATCGAGCCGTTGCAGGATCCCGCCCTGTTCGGGGACGTCGCCGACGAGGTGCGCCACACCCGCGGTGCGACCACAGCGGTCATCATGGGGCGCGTCGTCCATCTGATCGGCGCGAGCGACGCACGGGCCGAGGGGCGGCTGCGCGGCCTGACGGCCGCGCTCGCCTACGTCGACGAGATCACCCTGCTGCCGGAGCCGTTCTTCGTGCAGTTGCTCGCCCGTCTTTCCGTGCCCGGCGCCAAGCTGCTCGGCACCACGAATCCGGACTCGCCGCGGCATTGGCTGCGCACGGACTACCTCGACCGCGCGAACGAACTCGACCTCGCCGCCTGGCACTTCAAGCTCGCCGACAACCCGTCACTGTCACCGGCCTATGTCGCGTCACTGACCGCGGAGTACACAGGTCTTTGGCGCCGCCGCATGATCGACGGGGCGTGGGTCGTGGCCGAGGGCGCGATCTACGACATGTACGACGAGGCCCGGCACGTCGTTGACGAACTGCCCACCGTGACCCGGCACTGGGTGGGTGTTGACCACGGCACGTCGAACCCCTTCGCCGCCGTACTGCTCGGCCTGGGCGACGACAACCGGCTGTACGTCGTGGCCGAGTGGCGCCACGAGGCGCGCAAGGTGCACCGACAGATGACCGACGCGCAATACTCCGCCGGCCTACGCGCGTGGCTGGCCGACCTCGGCGTCGAGCCGGAGTGGACGTTCGTGGACCCCAGCGCCGCCGCCTTCTCCGTGCAGCTCTGGCACGACGGGCACCCCGGCATCGCCAAGGCCAGCAACGCCGTCATCGACGGGATCTGCTCGACCGCGACCGCCCTCGACTCCGGTCTGCTGCGCATCCACCGCTCATGCACGGGCCTGCTCGACGAGCTGCCCGGCTACGTGTGGTCCGAGGAGGCCGCCGAGCGCGGCGAGGACAAGCCCGTCAAGCGCGACGACCACAGCCTCGACGCCCTGCGCTACGTGGTGCACAGCACTGCCCAGGAGTGGCGTCCCCTGCTGCCGCAGGCCGCCTGACGCCGGCGCACCGGCGCCCGATCTGAGATAGCCGCGGGGGGGCCGTGCCGGACCTGTGGACCGACCGATTCCTCGCCCGCCTCATCGGCACCGACAGCGGATGCTGGCAGTGGACCGGCCATATAGCCGCCAACGGCTACGGGCAGTTCTGGCTCGACGGCCGTACCCAGTACGCGCACCGCGTCGCGTACACCGCTGTCCGCGGGCTGATACCGGCTGAGCTCGAACTCGACCACCTGTGCCGCAACCGGGCGTGCGCCAATCCCGACCACCTCGAAGCGGTCCCGCACCGCACCAACGTCCTGCGCGGCGTCGGATTCTGCGCCCACAAGGCACGACAGACGCACTGCATTCACGGCCACGCATTCACCACGGCCAACACCTACCGCGACCCCGCCAACGGCACCCGCAAGTGCCGCACCTGCCGGGCCGCCGCACGTGCCCGCTCACGACACCGACGACGGGGGGTGCACCGTGCCGCTGCCTGACTCTGGCACCCCGTGGCCACCCCCTGAGTTCGCCGCCCAGCTCGCGGAAATGCGCATCAACGACGCGTGGTACACCGGCGACGCCCGCCGCCTGGCCCGCGTCTACACCCACCACCAGCGGCCCGCCGAGCGGCGCCGTCTGTGGGGCAGGAAGTCGGCCGAGCACCGCGTCGGCCGCAGGGACCACCGCTTGCACGTCCCACTCGCCGGCGACATCGCGAGCACCTCCGCCGACCTGCTGTTCGCGGACATGCCGACGATCACCGTCGGCGACACGGCGACTCAGGCCCGCCTCGACGAGCTGCTCGACGAGGGCCGCGCCCAACAGACGTTGCTCGGTGCCGCCGAGCAGGCCGCCGCCCTGTCCGGGGTGTTCCTGCGCGTCACCTGGGACCGCGAACTCGCCGACCGCCCGCTCATGACCGTCATGCAGCCCGACGCAGCGTTGCCCGAGTTCCGGTGGGGCATGCTGCGGGCCGTGAGCTTCTGGCGGGAGCTTCCCGGCAGCACCGACGCGACCGTGTGGCGCCACATCGAGCGGCACGAGCCGGGCCTCATCCTGCACGCCCTGTACGAGGGCACCGCCGACAACCTCGGCCGCGCCGTCCCCCTCACCGAGCACTACGAAACCGCGAGCCTGGCCGACTCCCTCGGCCAGGACGGCGTCAGCATCGCCACCGGCATCCGCGACCTCACCGCCGCGTACGTGCCGAACATGCTGCCCAACCGGCTGCACCGCGGCTTCGACATCGGCCGCAGCGACTACGCCGCCCCGATCTACGACCTGTTCGACGCGCTCGACGAGACATGGACCTCGTGGATGCGCGACATCCGCCTCGCCCGCGCCCGCCTGATCATCCCGGACGGGTACATGCGCGACGAAGGCCCCGGCAACGGCGCCTCGTTCGACGACGACCGCGAGGTCTGGCAGGCCCTGAAGATGCCGCCCAACGACGGCGCGAGCATCACCCTGGCCCAGTTCGCGATCCGGGTCGAGGAACACCGCGTCACGGCCGAGTCCCTGACCCGGCAGGCAGCCCAGGCCGCGGGGTACTCGCCGCAGTCGTTCGGCCTCGACGGCGAGGGCCAGGCCGTGACCGCGACCGAGGTCGACAGTCGCGACCAACGGAGCATGGTCACCACGCGCAAGAAGGCCGGGTACTGGCGTCACGGCATCGCCGACATGACGCACGTGCAATTGCAGCTTGATGCCGTCCAGTTCGGCCGCCGCATCACACCCGAGCGTCCACACGTGGAGTTCGGCGACGGAGTCACCGAGTCCGAGCAGGCCCGCGCGACCACACTCGACCTACTCAGCCGCGCAGGCGCCGTCTCCACGGGCACGAAGGTCAAGATCCTGCACCCCGACTGGGACGACACCGCAGTCAAAGCCGAGGTCTCCGCAATCCTCGCCGAAACCGGAGCAGCCGTGCCCGACCCCGTCGGAACTTTCCCGCACATCTAGCGTGCGTTCGGCTGTACTTTGCGCCACCCTGCGCCATCATCGTGAATGACGCTCGTCACTGGGGGGCTCCATGGAGTGGTGGCAGTGGATCATCAGCACCGTACCTGGAATGGCGATCTTGCTACTCACAGGGCGCCGTTCGGTGGTCCGTTGGATCGCACGCGAATCACTAGAAAGCCCGCGCAGCAGGTCTCAGGCCAATGTTGCGCTAGGTGACTCGTCGACCGGCATAAAATTCGGCGAAGTTTCCGGCACAGTTCGCATTCACCAATCGGGCAAGGAAAGTCACAGAGACGGCGCCCATGACCCATTACCCCCAAAGCCGGGTGGTTCAGCACGCGGCCAGGGCGGGGAACCAGAATGACCTCGCCGTCGGGCCCTCAGCCCCAGCCAGATGAAACAACTGGTAGCTCTGCGCCTACCGGTGAACAGCTTCCACAACCAGGACCGAACGGCGACCCAACCGCCGGGGCACTCATTGCCATCGACGCCCACTTCAAAATGATCTTCATCGTCGTCGTAGCCTTTACCGCGGCATTCTGGTTGGGCTACTACGGCTTGATTATTTTCGGCTCCGAGAGCGAGACAACAAAGAACGCCGCAGACACCCTCAAAACGGCGGCTAGCTCAGGTGTTGGCAGCATATTTGGGCTACTCGGTGGAGCCGCAACCGGACGTGGCGGCGCCTGAACCAGCATCATCAGGGGGTGAGCGGGTGCCGATTCACCCCGGCATGGTCGAACCCCTCGCCGAACGCGCCCGCGCCCTGTACGAGCAGGCAGAGCTACGGCTACTGGGCATCATTGCGCGCCAGTTGGCCGACGGCCTCGATGCTCCGGGGTGGGTCGAGCGAAAGCTCGCCGCCGTCCAGTCACTGCGCCGCGCCTCTCAGGGTGTAGTCGATGAGTTGGGCAAGGCCATGCAGCTCGGTGTGTTCGACGTGGTCGCCGAGGCGTACAACGTCGGGCACCGCGCCGCAGTCGCCGAGCTCGGCGCCCTGTCCGACGAGGCGCGCGCCCTGGTCGACGACGTCACGCCGAATGCACAGGCTGTGGACCGGCTCGCCGCCGAGACCATCGACCGCGTCACCTCGACACACCGCTCGATTCTGCGGGCCGTCGTCGACACCTTCCGCGCCATCGTCGCCGAGGTCACCGCCACGCCCCTGCTCGGCATCGGCACCCGCCGCCGGGCCACCCAGGACGCCATGCGCAGGTTCGCCGACGCGGGCATCCGCGCGTTCACCGACCGAGCCGGCCGCCGGTGGCAACTCACCTCCTATGCCGAGATGGCTGTCCGCACGAGCGTCGGCCGCGCGGCGACCGAGGCGCACATGCGGACCCTGTCCGACGCCGGTGTCGAGTTGGTCGTCGTGTCCGACGCGCCGCGCGAGTGCCCCCTGTGCCGACCCTGGGAAGGCCGCGTGTTGGCCATCGAGGGGCCGACCGGTGAGCGCACGGTCGAGGTCGAGCACGCCCTCAACGACGGCCGCATGATCCCCGTGCGCGTGGCCGGGACGCTCGACGAGGCCCGCCTCGCCGGATTTCAGCATCCCAACTGCCGCCACAGCGTCAGCGCCTACACCCCGGGCCTCACCCGCACTGAGGCCGCCGAGAGCGACCCCGCCGGGTACGAAGCCGGGCAGCGACAGCGCGCCATCGAGCGCCGCATCCGGCAGTACAAGCGGCGCGAGGCCGCCGCGATCACGCCCGAGGCGCAGCGCGCGGCCCGCCTCAAGGTCCGCCAGTGGCAGGGCGCCATGCGCGACCACCTCGCCGCGCACCCCGACCTTCGCCGTCTGCGCCACCGCGAGCAGCCCGGCGCATCGAACTTGCCGGAGCCGCGCCGCGAGGCCACGCCCGAGCAGGTGGACGCCGCCCGCCTCTGGTCAGGCGACGAGCGGACGCCGCGGGAGATGAGCGACGAGCAGCTCGCCGCCGCCGAAGGCTCCCGCCTGCTCGACGACCGGGCCCGCGCACGGGTGGAGGCCGAGGCCGACCGGCGCGACCTCGACGACCTGCTCGCCCGCATCCGCCTCGGCGGCAGGCTCGCCGGCGACCTGCTCGCGTTCAGCGACCACGAGCTCGCCACCGTCTTCGGACACCTCGACGACGGCGACACGCTACGGGTCATGGCGGAGATGGACCGGCGCGACGTCGCCGCCCGCCTTCCCGAGGCCCGCGCGGACCTGGTCGGCCTGTCCGAGGCGCAGCTCGCCGACCGTGCCCGCAACGTCGACGACGAGGCCGAGCGCTTGGCCATCGCCACCGAGGCCCACCGGCGCCGCCTGCTCGCCGACCTGTTCCCCGGCGGGCACCTGGCCGCTGATCTGTCCGGCGTCGGCGACGAGGTCCTCGGGTGGGCGCTTCGCTACACGCAGCCGCACGAGGCCGAGCGCATCGCCGCCGAGCTCGACCGCCGGTATCCTGCGGAGCTGCCCGAGCCGAGCAACGCGACCGGGCCCGAGGCACAGCTCGCCGACGCCCGTGCGATCGACGAGGCCCTCGCGCCGGCGCCCGGCGCCGCCGCGTGGGCCGTGGTCTTCTCTGACCCGCCCGACGACCCGTACGTGGGCATGACCGCCACCGAGCGTTGGATCGCCGAGCGGGAAGAAGCACAGCAATCGGCGCAGGCGGCATACACCCGGGCGGAGATACGGGAGTTGTACCGGGAGCACTGCTATCGGCAGTGGCTTGCTGCCGAGGACTGGTGTCGCGGGTACCTGCTCAATCGACGCGCCCAGGCGCAGGGGATCGACCCTGAGTCGTTGTTCTCGGGGCCGGCGCACGTCGCGTTTGCGCGGGCCTCGGAAGAGCTCAGACGGTATTGGTCCGAGGTCGAGCCGCGGCTCACCTTGGCCGAATACACTGAGAAGCTCACCGGGGTACGTACCGCTGAGGGCGACCGTGCACGGCGAAGCCTCGGCGATCAACAGAACCGATTTTGAGCAGGAGGCACCCGCTCTATGGGACCGCGGCAGCAGCTCGTACACGCGATCAACGAAGGCCAGCAGGCCGGACGCGACCGGCAGCCCGTGACCGCTTGTCCCTACCCGGCCAGCGACTTGCGCCGCCCCGCGTGGGTGCGCGGATACACCGCGGGCCGCCGGTCATCGGTAGCTACGAGCTCTCAGATCCCACGCCCGAGGGCGTGAACGAATCCGACAAGCACAAGCCACAAGAGGCCGGGAAACCGTAAGTTAAGTGGTCATGACCATGGACCCTGGTAGCTCCGCGTCGCGCACTCCTCCCGCGCCGCCTGCGCCCCCGCTTCCTTCTCCGCCCCCGCCGCACCAGCCCCGGTGGGCATGGTGGTTTATCGGGATCGTGATTCCCGTGGTGGGAATCATCGTGACTGTACTGGTCAGCCGGGGGTCGTCCTCTGCGGACTCGGAACCGTCCGGCGGGAGTGCCCCAGGCAAGCAGGCAACGCCTTCTGCAACGGTCAGCAACGAGGATGAGGGAGCCGCTCCGAAGGTCAGGTACACAGGAGGCATCCGCATCGCGTTAGACAGCGGTGGCGGAGACATCGACCTCGATTCCAAGCCGCCTCTAGTCGGCCCGTCTAACGAGGGTTCAGACATTTTCATCGGCGCTAACACTGACGGGCCGGACATCGGCACCGAAGACAGCTCCCTGACCATGGCACTGCTTCCCGGGTCTGGTCCGGCTCCCAGTGAGCGGGAGTGCAACGAGAAGATCGAAAAGAACGGCATCTACAACACCCCATTGGCCCGGGGCGCCCGGTTGTGCATCCAGAGCAAAGAAGGCCGAACTGCTTATCTGCGCACCGTGGCCGCTCCGACAGCTGGCCCTGTGCAGTTCGCCGTAACCGTATGGGAGCAGCCAAGCTAGTTTCCGATCTCCATGTAGGGCCCGCCGCTGGCGGGCCCTTTTGCATACCCGCACGCGCCCGCGAGGAGCGGGCGCCCACTCGCACCAGGAGTGCACCCGCATGAGCGACACCTCGACGAGCAGCACCCCCGCCGGCGCCCCGCAGGGAGCTCCCGCCGCCCCCAGCGGGCCGGATCCGACGCCCGCCACACCGCCGACATCGGCGCCCGATCCGGCCACGCCCCCGGCACCGGCCGAACAGGGGCACAACGACAGCGCGGCCACCATCGCCCGTCTCGAATCTGAGCTCGCCGCCGCGCGCGCCGAAGCCGGCAAGAGCAGGGTCACGGCCAAGCAGAAGGCCGCCGACGACGCGGTGCAGCAGCTCACCCAGGACATCGGCAAGGCCCTCGGCCTGATCAAGGACGACGAGCAGGCCACGCCCGAGCAGCTCACCCAGCAACTCACCACCGCGCAGGAGCAGGCCCGCGCGACCGCCGTCGAGCTCGCCGTCCACCGCACCGCGCCGAGCGCCGGCGCCAACCCCGACGCACTGCTCGACTCCCGCGCGTTCGCGACGGCGGCCGCCACCCTCGACCCCGCCGACACCGACGCCGTCACCGCCGCCATCAAGGCCGCCGTGACGGCGAACCCGCGCCTTGCCGCCGAGGCCCAGCACACCGGCGCGCCCCGCGGCGGCGCCGAGTTCACCGGCCCCCCGTCCGGGGGCGTCACCCCGGCGCAGTTCGCCGCCATGGACTACGCCGCGCGCGCCGCGCTGTTCCAGTCCGACCCCGACACCTACCGGCGCCTTGCCGGTACCCCGTAGCTAGGAGAGCCCCTCAGTGCCCACCACCATTGCCGCCAACCTGATCGTGCCCGAGGTGTGGGCCGACCTGGCTCAGGCCAAGTTCACCGGCGCCGTCCGCGTCCTCAACTCCGGTGCCGTCCTGACCGACGAGACCCTCGTCGGCCAGCCCGGCGACTCCATCGACTTCCCCAAGTGGACCGCATTGGGGGAGCTCGATGACCTCGCCGAGGGCACCGCCATGGGCACCACGGTCATGGGCCAGGAGTCCAGCAAGGCCACCATCAAGGAGGCCGGCAAGGCCGTCGAGATCACCGACAAGGCCCTCTTGACCGGTCTCGGCGACCCGCGCGCCGAGGCCCAGCGACAGTTCGGCATTCTGGCCGCCCGCAAGGTCGACGCCGCCCTGATCGTGCAGGCGCAGGCGGACGAGACCGCCCAGGGCGGCGGCCTGCCGTACAAGTACGCCGCCCCCGCGGGCACGACCAAGTTCTCCTGGCCGACGCTGGTCGCGGCCATCGCGATGTTCGGCGACGAGTGGGAACCGTCGGAGTTTGCCGGCGTGTTCCTCAACTCCGCCCAGCAGGCCGAGGCTTACGCCGACCCGCAATTCATCGATGCCTCAAAGCTCGGCGCCGAGACCCCCGTCCGCACCGGGCAGATCGGCGCGATCGCGGGCGTGCCGGTGTTCGTCACCAACCGCATTGCCGCGAAGACGTTCATGGTGCTGAAGAACAACAGCCTCGGCGCCCTGTACAAGCGGCGTCCGATCGTCGAGACGGACCGCGACATCCTCAAGCGCACCACGGTGATCACCACGAACGTGCACTACGCCGTCAAGCGCCTGGACGACAAGGGCGTCTGCGTCGGCACCCTCGCCGCCACCTAATCAGAAAGGGGGCGCGCGTCATGATGTTGCGCCGCTACCACCAGCCCGCCCCGGGCAGCGATCCGGATACCGCATCCGAGCCCGACCAGGACGCCCCGCAGCCACCGGCCGCGGGGCGTTCGTCGTCCCGGGGCAAGACAGCCACCAAGCGACGAGAGGGGTAGCCGTTGGGCCGCGTCTACGCCACCCCCGAGCAGCTCGCAGCGTGGACCGGCCGACCGGCCCCGGCCGATGCCGAGCGGCTGCTCGCCCGCGCGTCCGAGGACGTCGACGACACCCTGCGCACCGCCGTCTACCTCACCGACAACGCGGGCATGCCCACCGACCCGCCCACCGTTGCCGCGCTCCGGCACGCCGTCTGTGCTCAGGTCGAGTACCAGCTCGCCACGGGCGACGACGGCACCGGAGCGTCCGGCCGCTGGGACTCCGTGAGCATCGGCCCCGTTTCCCTCTCCGGCCGCAAAGACGGCCCCCAGACACCCGACGACCTCCACCTCGCCCCGCGCGCGCTCCGCGCCCTCACACGGGCCGGACTGCTTCCGGGGGTGATCTGGTGAACCGCGTCCCCGGGTGGCTGCTCCGCCACGAGGTGACGGTCGAGCCCTACCTCGGCACCTCCGCCTACGGGCCCCGCTACGGCCCCGCAGTCACCGCCCGCGCCCTGGTCGCCGCAACCGTCAAACGCGTGCGCGACCGCACGGGCGCCGAGACCGTCTCCACCGCGCAGATCATCGCCGCCCCCGATCTGGCCTGCCCGAACGGCTCACGCATCACGCTGCCCGACGGCCGCCGCACCACCGCGCTCACCGTCGCCCACCACACCGCGCCGGGCCTGCCCGTGCCCGCCAGTACGGAGGTGATGTGCGAATGACCCAGCGCGCACGCCTCCGCTGGAACGGCGACGCCGCCCTCGCCGCAACCCGCCAGGGCGCCGCCCGCGGTCTGCGGCTCGCTGCCGAACACGCCCTCGAAGTCTCACGCCGCCGCGTCCCGATCGAAGAGGCCACCCTCGAACGCTCCGGGACGGCGACCGTCGACGAGAGCGCCCTCACCGCCGCCGTGTCCTACGACACCCCGTACGCGGTCCGCCAGCACGAGGAGATGACCTACCGCCACGACGCGGGGCGCACCGCGAAGTACCTCGAAGGCCCCATGGTCGAAGAGGCCGACACCGTCGCCGAGATCATCGCCGCACAGGTCCGGCGGTCCCTGCGGTGACCTTTCTCCCCGACGTCGTCGAGGGCCTGGCCCGACTGCTCGACGAGCACGGCGTCGGCACATACCGGCCCGACGGCGTATACGCCGCAAGCGAGACCGCCATCACCGACACGGTCATGCCCGAGGCGCCCGACCGCGCCATCGTGCTCACCGCGTATCCGATCGACGAGTCGGCCGCGCTCACCGACACCGTGCTCGCCGTGCAGGTACGCACCCGCGCCGGACCCGACCCGCGCGAGGTCGCCGCCCTCGACGACGCGGTATTCGCCGCCCTGCACGCCAGCGGCCGGCTCACCCTCGGCACCGCCCGAATCACGCTCATCTACCGCTTCTCGGCTGGCTCGCTCGGCGCCGACGCCAACGGCCGCCAGGAGCGCACCAGCAACTACCGCGTGCGCGCCAACCGCCCACACCCTCACCTCGATTAGGAGGGCCCGCCCTTGAGTACGCCCACGCCCCCGGCGGAGACCGAGACCGCACTCGCGAGGCGCTACCGCCTCGAACTCAACACCGGCACCGACGCCACCCCCGCATGGAGCCTGGTCCCCGGCATTCAGGAATTCGCCCCCAAGGTCGAACCGACCCAGCAGAAGAGCACCACCTATGACGACGAGGGGTGGGCGGACTCCACCGTGACCGAGCTCGCGTGGTCCGTCGAGATCAAGCTCGCCCATCGCTGCCACCCCACGACCGGGGCTTTCAACGCCGCGCAGGAAAAGCTCAGGCTCGCGTCCGAGAACTTCGGCAGCGCCTCGCGCGTGCACGTGCGCTACTACGACCGTGAGGGCCGCGACGAGGCGTACGAGGGCCGCGCCCTGGTCACCTGGGAGGCGGACGGCGGCGCCGCCGACGACCTCGACACCGTCAAGGTCACCCTGACCGGCAAGGGCAAGCGCACGAAGATCGCCAACCCGGCTGCCTCTGCGGGCGGCGGCACGCTCGCCCTCGCCGTCACCGACAAGCCCCTCAAGGAGGTGGCCGCGTAATGGCGTTCGAGGCCCTCGACGAGCTGCTCGACGAAACGCTCATCCTCCCCATCGGCGGACGCCGCTACACAATCCCCGCGCCCTCCGCGGACACCGGGTTGCGCGTACAGACCATCGTGCAGGCCGCCGCGGTCGCCGCGTCCGGCGGACAGGTCGACGAGGAAGCCCTCGGCGACGCCGCCGAGGGCGACCTGTACCGCGACCTGCTCGGCGACGCCTACGACGAGATGCTCGACAACGGCGTCACCTGGCCCGCCCTCAAGCACGCGGCACGCACCGCCATTGCGTGGGTGGTGCAGGACAAGGCCGCCGCCGAGCGCGTGTGGTCCTCCGGTGGCGACCCTTCTCGGCTGGCCCCGAACCGGCAGCAGCGCCGATCGGGCGGGGCGAATACGACGAAGTCAGCGGCCTCTTCGAGTGGTACGAGTGGCCGCCCGGCACCGGCCCGCGCACGGCGCAAGCGTCGCTGACCTGGCCCCAACTCCTCGACCAATGGCCGCTCATCGAGGCTGATCTCCACGAGGTGTACGGCGTCGACGTCGGCGACCGGCGCCTCATGCGCAACCGCTCCTGGCGATGGCTGCGCGTACGGATCTTCGGCCTGCTCTCGGCCGAGAGCAGGCTCGTGCGCCACTTCGCACCACCTGACACACCCCCGCGGTAGTCCGCCGCTGTAGCGGCCCGCGCCCACCACCGAGCACGACAGGAGGTGGGCACCTGTGGCACTGCGCGTCGGCGAGCTGGTCGGCTTCATCGACCTTGACGACTCCCGGGCACAGGGGGGCATCACCCGTACCGAGGCGGGCCTCGCCGGTCTCGCCCGCACCACCGATGGCCGCTTGCGTGACCTGCGCGGGCGTTTCGTCGCCCAGTCCGCGGCGATGGGCGGGGCGCTCGGCGACGGCGTCCGTTCCGGGGCTGTCCGCGCGGCCAAGGGGCTGGCTCTGGTCGGCGGTGCGGTCCCGCTCGTGGCCGCCGGAACGGCCGCGCTCGGCGGTCTGGCCGCGGGCGCCGCCGCGGCGGCGCTGGCGGTCAAGGCGTTCTCTGCTGCGGTCGGGCCGCAGATGGAGGCCGTTAGCGAGGTCGCCAAGCTCGCCGAGGAAGCGGAGAAGGCCGCGGCCGAGGGCGCCGCCGACGCGGCCGAAAAGCAGGCCGCGTACACCGACACGCTCGCCCAACTCCCGCCCGCTACACGGGATGCGGCCACCGCGTTCATCGGCCTGAAGAGCGATTATCAGGCGTGGTCGGACTCGCTTTCGACCACGACCATGCCCGTGGTTACCAAGGGCATTCAGCTCTTGCGCGATTTGTTGCCCACTTTGACGCCTTTCGTCGAGGGCGCGGCGACCGCGTTCGGCGCGTTCTTCGACGACGTCTCGGCAGGCATCAAGTCGGCGGAGTTCAAGGAGTGGGCAAGCGAGGCGAGCGCGGTCGCCGGGCCCGCGCTGCGCGACATCCTCGACATCGTCAAGAACTTCGCGGTCGGCTTCGGCGGTCTGCTGCAAGCGTTCCTGCCTGCCTCCGCCGGGGTCACGGGCGGTCTGGTGACCATGTCCCAGGCGTTCGCCGACTGGGGCAGCAACCTCGACGACAGCGAGGGGTTCGCGCAGTTCCTCGACCTGGCCGACCAGGGCGGCGAGACTCTCGCAGACCTCGGCGGCGCGGCGATCGCGCTCCTGGTCGCGCTGTCGCCGTTGATCGGTGTCGGGACACAGCTCGTTCTGGTCCTCGCGCAGATCATCAGTGGCATCCCCACCCCGGTACTCACCGGGTTCGCGATCGTGCTCGGATCGGTCACCGTGGCCACGAAGGCATGGGCCCTGGCCCAAGCGGTCGTGGCCGCCCGTAACCGCATCTGGACGGGCACCCAATGGGCCCTGAATACCTCGATGTTCGCAAGCCCCGTGTTCTGGATCATTGCCGCCATCGTCGCCCTGGTCGCCGTGGTCGTGCTGATCGCTACCAAGACGACGTGGTTTCAGACGGCCTGGTCCACCGCGTGGGGCTTCATCAAGTCGGCCACCGATACGGCTGTGTCCGGCATCGGCACCGCGCTGAACTGGTTTGCTTCCCTGCCCGGCAGGCTCGGTGGTTGGTTCGGCAGCGCCAAGGACGCGGCCATAGCCAGGCTGAGTGAGCTGCGCTCCTGGCTCGCCGGGTTCCCCGCCCGTGCGGGCGGAGCTCTGGCCACGCTGCCGGGCGCGTTGCGGCAGCGTGCCGTTGCCGGCTTCTCCGCCTTCCGCAGCGCCGCCGGACAGCAAGCCGCCACCTTCCTTGCCTGGGTGCGCGGCTTCCCCCGCCGCATCGCAAGCGGCGTCGGCAGCCTGGGCGGTCTGCTCACCGGCCACGGCCGCGACGTCGTGCGCGGTCTGTGGGCGGGCATCCGCTCCATGGGCGGATGGCTCAAGAGCACGATCACCGGATGGGCCAAGTCCGTCATCCCGGGCCCGGTCGCGCGCGCCCTGCGCATCGGCAGCCCCTCGCGCCTGATGGCCGATGAAGTCGGGCAGTGGATTCCCGCGGGCATCGTCGAGGGCATCGAGTCGGGCCAAGGCGCGGTGGACCGCACCATGCGCAACCTCGTCACCACCCCCACCCCCGGGCAGGCCACTGCCGCCGCCATGGCCGCACAGACCAGCACGCCCACCGGCGGCGCGGGCGGCGGCGGGCGCCTGGTCCTGGACGTGACCGGCGCCGACGCCGAGTTCAAGCGCCTGATCCGCCGCATGGTCCGCGTCGACGGCCGCGGCAGCGTACAAACCGCCTTCGGCACATGAGCGGGGGTGAGCCTGTGGCCTTCCCCGACACCCCGCTCGGCGTCCGCGTCGAGCTGCTGCTCGACACGGTGTGGGTGGACATCACCGCCGACGTCTTCACCCAGTCACCCATCGCCATCACGCGCGGGCGCCCCGACGAAGGCGCCCGCACGGATGCGAGCACCTGCTCGTTCGTCCTCGACAACCGCACCGGACGCTACAGCGCTCGCAATCCGCGCTCGGACCTGTACGGCGTGCTGGGCCGCAACACCCCCGTACGCGTCTCCATCCAGCCCGACCCCGCGGGCGAGCGCCTGGTGCGCTTCGTCGGCGAGGTCCCGGCCTGGCCAGTGCGCTGGGGCACCCCGCACGACGTCACCGTGTCCGTTCAGGCCGCGGGCATCCTGCGCCGCCTGGGCCAAGGCGCCGCGCCCTTGCACTCGACGATGCGCAGGGAGTTCACCCACCCGTCCCGCACCAGCATCGTGGCCTACTGGCCCTTGGAAGACGGGTCGGGAGCAACCGAGTTCGCCTCCGCGTTCCCCTCTGCCCCGCCCATGCGAATCACCACGGCGGGCGTGCGCCCGGCCGCGTACAGCGCCTACGCGGCATCCGACGCCCTGCCTACCCTCGGCACCGGTTCGCTGACCGGCGTGGTGCCCCGCTACCCGAGCACCGGAGAAGTCTCCCTGCGCCTGTTCGTGGCCATCCCCGAGACCCCGCCCGAGGCCGAGATCCCGCTGTGCACGCTCGCCGGCACCGGCCTGATCTCCCGCTGGACCATCGCCCTGCGCACCGACAACCGTCTGACCCTGTACGGGCGCATGACCAGCGGGCACGAACTCGTGCGCGTGATCGGCGGTGGTGACTTTCTGGGCGGGCGGCGCCTCAGCCTGGGCCTGGAACTGACCGAGGGCGCGGTCGCCAAGTACCGCATGTACTACCTCGACATCGACGCCTACACCCTCACCGGCGGGGGCCTCATGCCGAACTGGGAGGGCTCCGTCGTAGGCGGCGCGGTCGGCCGCATCACCCACGTCACCGTGGGCGGCGGCACCTCCGGCGAGGTCGCCGTCGGACACGTCACCCTCGCCAACCGACTCTCCGCCTACGCCAACACCGGCTCCGCGATGATCGGATGGCAGAGCGAGAACGCCCACTCTCGGATACGCCGCCTGGCCAGCGAGGAACAGATACCGCTCGCCTACACCGGCAACCCCACGGCGACGCCCACGAGGATCGGCGCGCAGTCGGTCGCCACCCTGCTCGACCTCATACAGGACGCGGCCGACGCCGACGAGGGCCGGTTCTACGAACCGCGCGACCGCCTCGGCCTGGCCTTTCGTACCCGTGCCACCCACTACACCCAGGCCACCACGCTCACGCTCGACTACACCGCGCGCGAGGTCGTCGCCCCGCTTGAGCCCCTCGACGACGACCAGGCCGTACGCAACGACATCACCGTGCAGCGGTCTGGCGGCTCCTTCGCCCGCGCGGTCTGCGAGAGCGGACCGCTGTCCGTGCAGGCCCCGCCCAACGGCATCGGCCGCTACGCCGAGCAGGTCACCACCAATCTCGCCACCGACGAGCAGTGCACCCCGGTGGCATGGTGGCGCCTGCACCGCGGCACCTGGGACGCCCCGCGCTACCCCGCCGTGACCGTCGCCCTGCACGAGGCCCCGCACCTGACCGGGCCCGCGGCCGCGGTCGACGTCGGCCATCGCCTCGCCATCACCAATCCGCCCCCGTGGCTACCCCCTGAGCGCGTCGAGCTGCTGGTCGAGGGCTACACCGAAACCCTCGGCATCCGAACCTGGGAGATCACATTCGGATGCTCGGCCGGCGGCCCGTGGCTGGTGGCCACTACCGACCACGCCGAGTACGCCACCGCCGGACCCGACGACTGCGCCCTCGCCGCGCCGCTGGACGCGGACGCCACGACGGCCGAGGTCACCGCCACGACGGGCCCGGCCTGGCCTCTGAGCAGCAGCCACCCGGACCTGTACCCGATCGCGGTGCGCATCGGCGGCGAAGAGCTCGTCGTCCTGGCTGTCACAGCAGGCCCGCGGGCCGGTGTGCAGGTCCTGACAACTGTCCGTGGAGCCAACGGGGTTCGTTTACCGCACCCCGTAGGAACCGCCCTGAAGCTCGCCCGCCCTGCCCTCGCCGCCCTTTGAAGGCCATCCGTGGACGCCCGCTCCCCTGGGCACGTTGCGCTCAATGTCAGTGCCGGCTCTGCCACCAGATGATCAAAGCGGACAGCACCGCGCTGCCAGAGGCGTAGGCAGCACCCCTGGCAGCATGAGCAATGAGGTCTAGAGCTCGACGCTTCCACGCCGGATGTCGCGACAAGCGATCGGTATCCGTAGACTCGCTCATGGGAGTACTCCTCACTGGTTACAGGTGGAATCCCAGCAATGGCCCTCACCGTGCCGAAGGTTGCGAGCCACGAGGCACGGTGTGGGCTCTTTTGCTGCATGACAGGGAAATTGTCGCCACGTGCGAAACGACCGGTTGAGTGTTTCTCGGTCCCTCGTCTTCCGTCTCAGACGCTTTGCGGCTCGAACTCCCGTTACTGCTCCCGAGGTTATCGCGTACTGGGTGGCATCCGTCACGAGCCGGTTGTGTACAAAGCATTGCAGCGGTATTTGACAGTTTGGACAACGCGCCCTGAGGGTCTGGCCCCTTCGTCTCATTGCTGCACTAGGGGCAAACCGGCTCACCTGCTGTGAAGCGCCGATATCAGTTGCGCCGCTAGTAGGTGCACGGTTCCGCCACCGAGGTTCCATGCGGCTTGTCTGCCCCGCCCTTATGCGACGTGCAGCGGCCCTCTCCCGATTCAGCCACTCCGAAGCCCTGGCTAGCGAGTCAGGTTTCGCCCTCTGACCTGGATCAAGGTGCTGGTGTCGCCCAACAGCGTGCCGTTCCAGTCCCAGAAGAAGTGGCCCGAGGAGCGCTACGGCCTCCACACCACAGCCCTCACTGACTCTCTGCACCCAAGCGCAGGCGAATCATCGCCCTCATTGCTCATCAGGAGGCCCTCTGTCTACGCCCGTTGCTCAGTGGCTGCCAGGCATGCAGGTGACCGCCGGGCGCCTTCAGTACATGCTGGAGCGGCTGTCGGAGTCGATCACTGTCACCTCATACGGAGCCGTCGGCGACGGCACCACCGACGACGCACCGGCCATCCAAGCCGCCCTGAACGCCGTAGAGAAGTTGGGCGGCGGCTGGGTCATCGTCCCGCCCGGCACCTACCTCCTGGCCACCCTGCCGCTGCGCGGCAACGGCTACACCCGCTTGACGCTGCTGCCCGGTGCGCGGTTCGTGCGCGGGGCGGCCGAGACGATGTTCGTCAACGGCGACCAAGGGCAAGGGTTCGGCGGCTACACCGGGCACGGCAACATCATCATCGAGGGCGGCGTCTGGGACTGCCAGGGCGCCGCCCCGGGGCTGACGGCCGCGGCCATGTGCATCAGCATCGGCCACGCCCGCGACATCACCATCCGCGACCTCGAAATCCGCGACGTCTCCGGCTACCACGCCATCGAGCTCAACTCGACCAAGCGCGCCACCGTCGACAACTGCCGCTTCCTCGGCTACCGCGACCCCGGGCAGCGCGACTTCAGCGAGGCCGTGCAGATAGACCTCGCCAAGTCCTCAGGAGTTTTCGGGCAGTTCGGCCCGTACGATCACACGCCCTGCGAGGACATCGTCATCAGCCGCTGCTACTTCGGCCCGAGCGGCACCGCGGGCACGACGGCATGGCCGCGCGGTGTGGGCTCGCATTCCGCGACGATCACCCGCTGGCACCGGCGGATCACGGTGGACGACTGCTCGTTCGAGGACATCACCCAGTACGGCGTCAGCGCCTACAACTGGGAAGATTCCACGATCGCCAACTGCCACTTCCACGGGTGCGGTTCCGGGGTGCGCCTGCGCACCGTCATCCTCACCGACACCGAGGACACCAAGCTGCCCGACGGCACGCAGACCAGCGCCTCGCAGGACCTGAGGAACGTGGCCGTCACCGGCAACACCATTCGGGCCGGCACCGGCTATGACGACGCGATCGTCGCCCTGGGGGAGACCTCCGGCCTGATCTTGAATCTGACCGTCGCGGGTAACACCATCGACGGCAACGCCAGGGGGCAGAACGGCATCCGGTTGCAGCGCGTCAGCCGCGCCACCATCGGCACCAACGTGATCACCAACGTGTCCGGCACCGGCATCTCCACCGGGGACAGCGGGAACCTGACCGTCACCGGTAATCAGGTGTGGGGCGTCGACTCCAACGGCATCACGTTCACCCGCTGCGATCACTCCAGCGCCGTTGCCAATCAAATTCGCGAGCCCGGCCAGACGGGAATCCTCGTCTCGGACGGCAACGACATCCACCTCCGCGACAACTACGTGCGCGCGCCCGGACGGGCCACCAACGCCAAGTACTACGGCATGCGCCTCTCCTCCCCCGCCTCGTCAGTGTCCGTCACCGGCAACAAGGTCCGCCCCTACGGCTCCGGCGCCGAGGCCATCCACGCGTTCTCCGCCGAAACGGGCGTGACGTTCGTACACCGCTATGGCAACGACTTCCGCGGCTCGACGTGGACCGGCAACGCCGCCATGAACGACAACTCCACCACCCCGAACACCTCGGCTGCCGACCTCACCTGACCTCGCACTGCCCCGTACGCCCCGCGCACCGCGCCGGGGCTTTTCTCATGTCTGGAGACACCCCTTCATGGCCCCTCCCCTCACCCCGAGCCGCCTCGTCAAGATCCTGCGCGCCGAGGGCGTGACCGTCGTCGAGCACCATGGTTGGCGCACGCACAACCGCAACCACAAGGGATCCTTCGACCAGATCCACGGCGTGATGATCCACCACACCGTGACCAGCGGCACCGACAACAGCGTGCGGATCTGCCACGACGGCTACGCCGCCCTGCCCGGCCCGCTGTGCCACGGCGTCATCGCCAAGAACGGCACCGTCTACCTGATCAGCTCCGGCCGCGCCAACCACGCCGGCGTGGGCGACGACGAGGTCCTCGCCGCCGTCCGCGCCGAGCGCACCCCGCCGGCCCCCAACGACGGCGACGCCGACGGCAACCGGCACTTCTACGGCTTCGAGTGCGTGAACCTGGGCAACGGTGCCGACCCCTGGCCCGAGCCACAGCTCGACGCCATCGAGCGCGTCTCCGCGGCCATCTGCCGCGCCTACGGCTGGTCGGCCGCATCCGTCATCGGCCACAAGCAGTGGACCAACCAGAAGCAGGACCCCCGCGGCTTCTCCATGACCACGATGCGCGAGCGCATCGCCCACCGACTCGGCACCAAACCCGGAAAGCCCGTCCCGGCCCCGAAGTTCGAGCCCTTTCCGGGCGTCGACTTCTTCAAGCGCTACCCGCGCTCGCCGATCGTGACCGCCATGGGCAAGCGCCTGGTCGCCGAGGGCTGCTCGGCCTACGCCAACGGCCCGGGGCCGCAGTTCACCGCGGCCGACATCCGCAGCTACGCGAAGTGGCAGCGCAAGCAGAACTTCACCGGCCGCGACGCCGACGGCTGGCCCGGCCGCACCACCTGGGACGCCCTGAAGGTCCCCAAGGTCTAGCGCCGCCCCACCACCCTTCCCGCAGCACCCAACCCCAACGAAAGGCACCTCATGAGCACCTCCACCAAGCGCACCATCCGCACCCTCATTCAGGGCATCGTCGCCCTCGCCGTCGCCCTGCCCGGCATCATCGACGCATCCGGCATCCCCGCCACCCTGCCGTGGGTCGCCGGCGCCCTCGCCGCCGCGGGCGGCCTCGCGCGCGTGATGGCCCTGCCCAGCGTCGAGGCCCTGCTCGACCGCATAGGACTCGGCCTCGTCGACCAGGAGGACACTCCGCAGTGACCCACCCGCCCTCGCCCGAGCCTTCCGTCGCAGTCGAGCTTGAACGACTGCGCGGGACCATGGCCGAGGGGTTCGCCCGCGTCGACGGCTCCCTCGCCCTCCTCGTGCAGCGCGGCGAGCAGACCGACCGCGCCCTCGACGACCTCGACACCCGTGTCGAGGCCCTGGAGCGGGCCCGCTGGCCTCTCCCCTCCATCACGGCCATCGTCGCCGTGATCAGCCTGTCCCTGACCGCCTGGCAACTCCTCCACTGAACTAATGCCCCCTCCGCCTTTGGGCGGAGGGGGCCTTTTGCTGTGCTGGCAAGTCCCCTGTGGAGCTGAACGGGTACCGTTCAAGTGTCGAGTCAGACAGGAGCCAGCCAGCATGCACGCTCTACCTCATGACCACACCGGCACGCGCATCAAGCGCCTGCGACTAGAGCGCCATCTCACTCAACGCGCCCTTTCAGACCTCTCTCAGGTGCCATACAGCACGCTCACCAAGACCGAGCAGGGCGTCATCGCTGCCAGCCCGCACGTGATCGCCAGCGTGGCCCGCGCCATGCGTGTGGACGTCTCCACCATCACCGGCCAGCCGTACATGACCGAGCTGCGAGCCGATGAACTAGACGTGTTGATACGCCCCATTCGAGAGGCACTGGACGTATATGACCTAGGGCCTGACCCGGACATTCGCCCGCGCCCTCACCAACTTCTCGCTGACGATGCCGAGAAGCTTCTCGTGGCGGTCCGTGCTGGAGAGATCAAGCACGTTGCCAGCCAGGTGGCAGGGCTGATTCAGGAAGCCACCACCGCGGCGCACAGCGCTGCCACTTCAGAGGGGTGGTTGCTCCTCGCGAGCACCTACCGCACGGCCTATGACGTCGCCACGAAACTGGGCTTCGCCGACCTCGCCGCGATCGCCCTGTCCCGTATGGACTGGGCGGCCCACCGCGCCTCGGACGCCGTATTCGGCGGCATGTACCGCTACATGCGTGCCCTGACCTACCTGCGCGAAGGACAATTCCGCACGGGGGAACGCCTAGTCGACATGGGCCTGAACATCCTTGAGCAGGCCGACCCCGGCCGCGAGCGCGACGTCGTTACCGGCCAACTGCACCTCGGCGCAGCGGTTATGGCAGGACGGGCACACGACAGAGGGCGCGCAGAGGGGCACTTGGCTGAGGCTGGGCGCATGGCCGACCAGACCGGCGAGGCTGTCAAGGTGCACTGGCTGAGCTTCGGGCCGACCAACGTCGCGGTTCACCAGGTGAGCGTCGCCGCCGAACTCGACGAATACGGGGATGCCGTCAGTGCCGGCCGTACCGTCCGCTTCCCTAAGAACTGGCCAGCCTCGCGCCGCAGTCACCACCATGCCGAGCTCGCTCGCGCGCAGATGTGGACGGGGGACATCGACGGCTCGTTCGCCAACCTCCTAGCCTCGCGCAAGGCTGCGCCTCAACAGGCTCGGTACCACCCAACAGTCCGGGAGACGTACGCCGGGTTGGAAGCCGCGAAGCGTCAACTACCGGACAGCTTCCTCTCATACGGCTCCTGGCTGGGCGCATAACCCGCCGTCACCCTTTGGCCCTGACTATCAACACCCTGTGATAGTCAGGGCTTTTGTGTGGGTCCAGCATGCGATGGCAGCCACTCCGAAACGGAGCGGTGTTGATGCCCGCCCAGCTCACCTGTTGAGGGGCCCCGCATGTCGACGGACCAGGATTCGGCCGAGCAGACCGCGCCCAGTACCTCGCCGGTCTCTACCGATGAACTCCTAGCGCGGTCTGCTGAGTTACAGCGGCAGCTTGAGGCGCACTCGGCGCTGTTGCGCGGCGAGGAGCGGAAGTGATGCGCGCCGTTCACCGCTTCCGTGAGCACACCATCGCGCCGAACCGGGGGCCGGACGCCGAGCCGATCACGGGTGCACTGGAGTGCATGGTGTGCGGCGCGATGAGCCCGGTCAGCGAGGACCGCGTGGAACCCCAGGACTGGGCTTTGGGGCACGTACGCGAGCATCCCGCGCACCTCGACTACCGCGAGCACGTCACCCTGCCCTACCGCGTCCACCCGGGGAACTGGCTGTGAACGGCGCGGGTCTGCTGACGCCTCCCGCGCCATCGGTGCGGCCCGTGACGGTGTGGTGCGAGTGCACGATCGGCGGGGCACCCAGCAACACTGCCGCTCGCGAGTGGCTCCTCGACGGCTATGCCGCGCCCTCCCCGCGCCTCGCCATGAGGTGGTTCGACGTGTGGGCGCCGCGCCTGGCCGACCGCATCGATCCGCCCCTCGACGCCGTGTGGCTCGAAGGACCCCACAAGGTCGGTGCGGTACGCGTGGTCACGCACGATCCGGCCGACCCCGTGGCGCCCCTGCGCGCCTGGCCATACGACATCGAGGAGCACGAGCAGGCCCTCACCGCGCTCTGCGACGGCACCGTCTACCGCCTCGCTGTCACGGATCGGCACGGCTGCTACAGCCTCTCGGCCCGCCCACTCCTCACCCACGCCGGCCTCCACGGGCCCGCGCCCTACGCCCCCGCCCCCTGTCGCGGACGACCTGTTGCGGCTTCCCCCACGTTGCCCGACAACCCACGGCAGGGGCGCGGGTCCACACCACACCCACCCGTTACCGGCTGTGAAGGGACCTCTCA